CTGCGCGTGAGTATTGTGAAGACAGGCAGATGAACTTCTTAATACTCACCGAAGACCACCTAGGAGTATAACAATGGCAACTGGTTTTTCAACTATCCAGCGTAACTCAGTAAATAAAGACCCTGGATACAAAACACTCTTTGAAAGAGTGAATGCTGCTACTGGCGGAGAGAAAAAATCTCTCTCCTGGTATAGATCAGCAGTCAAGGCAGAAGCAGGAAAATATAAAAAGAACTTCAACAAATATATCATGGACGAACGCAGAGATCGCGTTGGTGCCGCTAAAGAGCAAGATAAGAATGAACTGCGTAGATACACAGTAGCAGGTCATCTCTATATGTTTGAGTACAAGGCAAAGATGAAGTGGTTGCCTTACTATGACAGATTTCCTCTAGTATATGTCATCAAAGCACCAGGCAAGGATGAATTCTGGGGTGCTAACCTACACTACCTCTCTCCAAAGAAGAGGTTGATTGTCACAAAGAAACTAATACAAGGTAGAGTTGACATACCTAAGGTATGTTTCCATAAATATCTATCAGCACACGTAGATGGTTTATTTTTAGATCTTGCTGCTGATGAATGGGACACTGCCATTCTCCTACCAACAGAAGACTATGTGAAGAATGTTAATGGTGTTTCCTTTCCTATAGATAGACAAGTCGTATGGGAAGAGACTGATGAGAAGTTCTACGATAAAATCACAGGTCACAGAATGATCAAAGGATACGGCACGAAGCAATCTAAGGAGATGTCTCAGTAATGGCAGCAAAATTATATAGTGACTACGATTATTATCAAGATCCAACGACTGGAAAGTGGAAGTTTTATGATTCCGATATTGGATGGAGCACTGTCAATAATCTTCCCGATTCCATAAGGAACAATGGAAGGGTGGTTGAACCACCTGCACAACTGTCAGATGCAGAAAAAGCTGCTGCAGAACAAGCTTCATTAGAAGCAGCAGATGATTCTGGTCTTGCTGCCATACAAACTGGTGGAAGTAAGCATGTATCTACACTAAAAGTATCACTTGGAAAGTATGATCCACCTAAAACTAATGTAAGTGACACTAGTGCTCTAAGATATCCAAGCGAACCTGGGATTGATTCAAATTCTGACTATGTTGCTTTTGAATTCTTTAAATATTTGCCTCCGTTTGGAGGAACACAAGCTGCAAATAAAAGTACTGGATCTACCAATATTGCAGGTCAAGAGGCAACTGGAAGATATTATGATTACAATCAAGCTGGTCAATATGAACCAGTAGATAGTTACAGTAACATTCTTTTGTATATGCCAGAGGATATTTCTACTGGTTTCAGAAGTAACTGGGGTGGTAAAGCGTTTAGCAATTTTGCTAGAGATGCCATCACTGGATTATCATCTGAAAGTATTATGGGCAAATTAGGAGGGACTTTAGAGACTGCTCTTGGAAGTCTAGATAGATCAGTTCCAATGGGTGGAGCAGCTGCTATTAGAAAAACTCTTAGTAAAATTACTGGTGATAGTTTATCAAACGATGATATCTTTGGTGCTGTCTCTGGGTCTGTCTTAAATCCAAATGTCGAACTTCTATATCAAAGCACAGATTTAAGAAATTTTCAGTTAAACTTTAAATTAGTTCCAAGAGACGAAAAAGAAACTCCTATCATCAATAGTATTGTTCAGCAGTTTAAAAAATGTATGCTTCCATCCAAAACTCCTGGCAAAGTTCTAGGGCAAGTATCACCAGGAACTGTTGGTGGATTTATTGGGGTTCCAAATCTCGTTAAAGTTTCTTTCATGAAAGGTGCCGATCAGCATCCTTTCTTACCAGTTTTTAAAATGTGTGCTCTAACTCAAGTTGATGTAAACTACACCCCAGATGGTGCTTACGCTACATACAGAGATGGTCAGCCAGTTGCGATGACATTAACATTAAATTTCCAAGAAACTAAACTGGTATTTGCAGAAGATCTAGATCAAGGTATCCGCTAATGTATTTTTCAATCGTTCCTAATATCTCATACGATGAGAAACCAATCAGTTATCCTTTTTCAGAATCTGATTTCGTAACTGCAAAGAATTTCTTTCGCAGATACAAAATTAACGAAGATGTTTTTTCTAACGTAGTATACTTTCAAAAGTATTCAATCACTGAAGGTCTTCGTCCTGATCAACTAGCTGATACTTTGTATGGTAATCCATTCTATGATTGGGTAATCTTACTAGTCAATAACATGGTCAATGCACAATATGACTGGCCACTTAATAACTATGAAATCTACAAAGTATTAGAAAGCGAATACGATGATCCATATGGAACTATTCACCACTACGAAACCTATGAGATTGCACAATATCCTGCTGGATTGCATGTAGATGCACAATTTTATAATTCTACGCACAAAATCAATGTAGATGGAACAGTAGTGACAAAAAATGGTAACGAGATTTGTCGTCCCGTTACCATTGCCGAGTGGTTTACTGCTGAGAATGAGAAGAAGAGAGAAATCTATCTTCTCAAACCAGCATATGTTCAATCATTTGTAGATGATTTCAGAAAACAAAATCTCTACAAGAAATCTGGAAATTATATCAACCAGAGACTAAAAGCAACTGGTTGATCTTTTTCAGTCAATTTTTGGCGGAAAAATTTTTTCCAGATTTATGTAATCGTTAATCAAAATTTGAAATGATACGCTTACACTCTTTCAAGTTTTGTTTACAGAAGGCATGAACATAACTGTTCGCATCTGTGCTCATAGTATAGTGAGAGTGAGTGTGTGCTAGTTCAATCACCGCTAAGACCCCAACACACAGGGCTACGAAGTGGCATATAGGACTTGTGGCACAGCATGTCAGGTTCTTTTTGATATTCATCAGAACTTATACTTGGTGCCGATCTCAACTTTCCAGTCAGTCTTAGTGCTGGTGCTGATGAATTCTGCCTTTGCTTTAGCAGAAAGTTTCTCGGTCAGAGAAAGACCAGTGCCGACTTCAGCAGCAGTGAAACCAGTAGAAGAACCACCATCAGGGGTCTTGGCACCACCGCCAAGTTCAACATAAGGTTTGGCGATGCCAACCTTCCAGTCATAACCAACACGAGCTTGGTTGACTGCTTCTTTGTAGTTGTCGTCGCTGAATTTGAATTCAGATTTGGTGGACACATAAGGTCCAGCAAGGGCAGGTGCTGCCATGAAAGGAAGAGCAGCAAGAGCGATTGCGAATTTCATGAGAATACTTTGTAAAGTTTACGATGTCTTCAGAAAAAAAGACCTCTGTATTCTAGCAGAGGTCTTTGATTTTGTAGTTAAGGATCAGTTAAAGATCAGTCCTCTTCAGCAAGACGAGCGAAGTAAGACAGAGCATCGTCATCATCAACGACTGCCTCTTCCTTCACAGGAGAGGGAGCAGCAGACACACGAGAGCGGAACGACGAGGGTTCAGGAGCAGCGACAGGCTCATACTCTTCATCATCAATGCTAGGAACAGCAGTGCGCTGGGTGATACCAAGCACCATGTTCAGGCGACGCTCAAGATCCTCGTAGGACTTGAACTGGTCCTTGTTAGTGAACGCTTCCAGAGAGTGCTCAGACTTCCAGATACCTTCCAGTTCATCATCGTCTGCGCTGAGAGCAGAGACACTATCGAACTCGGAACTATCGTAGTTCCAGTAACCTGCAACCTTCTTGATCTTCAGTTTGAAGTTAGCACCTTCCCAAAGATCAAACACATTCACGGGGTCTTCATCTTGAAACTCAGGTTGCATCGCAGCAAGGATCTTATCATGGATCTTCTTGCCATACTTGTAGAGGAACACACGACCCTCGTTCTCAGGGTTCTTAGGATCTTTCACGACAAGGATGTTGCTGTAATACTGGAGCTTACGCTTCTGCTTACGAGCAGTCTCTTTGTCTTCATCACTACCGCTGTTCCAGAGACGGCGGTTGACTTCACCAACGGGATCCTTCTCGTTGAGAGTGGTCAGGGAGTTTTCAATGTACCAACCACCAGGACCTTGGAAGGCATGGGAGTACACTTTCGCCCAAGGTACAGTTTCACCTTCGGGGGCGGGGAGGAAACGGATAACAGCGTACCCGTTGCCAGAAGCGTCAACCTCTGGTTTCCAGAAACGCTCATCAACGTTCTTGCCGCTGGATGATTTCTCTAGTTCCTTCTGAAGGAAGGAAAAGTTGTTCTGGGATTTACGCTTCAGATCTGCGAAAGACATAGGATTTTCTCGGATTAGTTTGGATTTGGTCTGTGATGCCCTATCACTCAGTCATTATAACAGGCACAGCGTCGGGCGTCAATCCGCTGTGCCACTTTGCAGTTTGTCCTTCATGAACTGGACTTTCTGCAGCAGTTCGTCGAACATCTCTTCGACTGTGGTGCCTGGTGTGGCACCAAGCATAATAATACCCTGCTTCATGGTCTCTAGCACAGAGACTGCTTCAGGATCGTCACTCAACTTAATACGGAAGTAGAAAGTTTTTTGTTTGTCAATTAATTGTTCTAGTTTTTCAAAGTATTCCATCTTCCTCTCATCATCGAGAAGAACAAAGTTCATGGCAGATCTAAAACAGAACTGCTGTAGTTCCATCATCTCTTGGATGTCACCACGGACTAATTCAGATTGAAAGAAGCTCATACTAACATCAACTTTGCGCGACTGGTTTTCTTCATGAAATTGAGTTGCTGTGCCTCATAACGGAGTTTCTCCTTCAGAGGTTTGCTGATCAACTTGTTAACACTATCTAGTTCAATTTCGTTTAACTCACAGTAGTGGATAACCGAATCAATATAATTCATGTCTGGATTGTGCAATGCAATCTTCTCCACTTCCTGCGAAAATCTCGCAGCGGTCATAAATTTATCCTCTAATAATTGTTTTTTCTCCATATCGTTCCTGATACTCCGCGATGTAACTCATTAGTTTCATAAAGAATTCTTTCTTAGGTGGAAGCACCTTGACTTGAGTTTCTCCGTTTTCACAAGCAACGATTGTCACGAGTTGCTTAACACTCAACCCGTAATTTTCTTGAAGCATACATGCGTATGCAGTTTCCTGAACGAAGTAGTCGTAAAGATATTTTTCACGCTTGGGTTCTGCTGCTGTCTTAAAGTCAATGATAGACAACACGCCGTCGAACTCAGCGATACAATCGACACGCCCTGCTAACTCCAAATGTTTAGAGTAGAGCGCCGCTTCCTGTAAGTAAATATTATTTATGCGGTCTAAAATATCCCTAGAATGCTGGAACATTAGAACGGGAAGCGGGAACTTACTATACTTCTTCAAGTCAAGATCGTTGTTGAAATAATCTTCAACAATGGAGTGATACTTTGTTCCTCTATTAGTAGATCGTTTGGAGATGTTGTTTGCTTTCTCCTCACCAACACGGGCTCGCCACCTAGCGATGCCCGCCATCTTCTCTTTGTTGTTGCTAATCACAGTGGTGACAGATGGAAACTTATCTCCTGTAGGTGTGAGGTAAACTCGTTTGCCATCCACCATCTCAGCAGACATTTCAATAGGATCTAGTCCCACATGATTAAACAACTTCATAGACCCAGATTGATTTTGTTGATGATATAAGACTTGACAAGACCAGAACGAACGATGTCCTCAATACCAAATTCAATTAGCGAGAACTCATCCATGTTCTGTAGGATGCGTTGGAAGTCTAGGATACCTGAACGCTCAGAGATCTTTTGCAGGTCAGTCTGAGCAGCATCACCACAGAAGATGATCTTACTATCCTGTCCAACACGAGTGATGATACTATCCAGTTCATGGAAGTTCAGGTTCTGACACTCGTCAATGATAACAATACAGTTATCAAGAGTGGTGCCTCGGATGAAACTAGTAGACCAGAACGAAATAGTTTCCTGTGCCTTGAGATTATCATAGAGCATCTCAAAACTATTGTCATCAGGCATCTCAAACATGGACTGAACCATGTTCTTGTATGGTATCTGATAGAGAGAAGACTTATCCTCATGGTCGCCAGGAAGGAAACCAATCTCCCTCGTAGCAACCAGAGAGCGAACGATATAAACTTTCTCGTAAGGACTATACTCATTGAGAACATCCTTGAGTGCCTTATAGAGAGCAACGAATGTCTTACCAGTTCCTGCTACACCATAGGCATAGATCATCTTACCTTTGTCCCACTCATCAAACATCACCTTCTGGTTTTCAGTAAGTGGTTCAACGGGGATCATGTATGCCTCGTCAATAGGCTTGCGACGCTTACGCTGCTTAGAAGTCATGCCTTGTCCAGGTGCCTTCTGTGTCTTCTTTCTTACTGGCATATGATTAACGATACTTGTCGGTAATAGTTTTGTTTCCTTTGACTGCTGCGTGTTTAGCAATCTTGTTCTTCATAATGTCATGGAACCCAGGATGAGTTCTGCTCATCTTGTCTTGCCATTCACCAACCTCACCAGAGGAAGGACAAGTAGATGGATCACTCCAGTCTCTTGTCCAATCTGGATTATCGGTTTTCCACTGCTCCCAATCATGGACGCTGAGCACAACGTCCTTTTGTTCACCAGTTTTAGTATTGATTACAGGGTATGTTGCCATCAGTTCCACTCCAATGCTTCGGCACAAATGGGGAATTGTTCAGCGAAGATTTCCTTACACTGAGCAGCGATGTCCATGTGTTCCTTCTGGGTTCCATGGGCGCTGCGTAGATCTATATAGTGCATCCAAGAACGAACAGAGCCCGACATGTAAATACGAGTGGGAGTTGCCAAAGGAAGCACAAAGCGAGCACATTCCTTAGCAATACCTTTGTCAAGCATAGTCTTGTAGAGATCCATGGCAGAGGCAAAGTGTCTCTGGATTTCAATCTCTAGTTGCTGCTTAGTAAAGTCATCAACATCATCAATACTATTCTGACGGTTCTTTGTATCCTGACTACGAAGATCGAACAAAGGAATTTCGGTTGCCAACAAAGAACTGTCAGCATACCGCTGTGAAAATTCCTGATATGTAAACGAACGGTGACGCAGGATTTGAGCTGCGATACCACGGTTTGTTTCAATCTCAAGCGTCATGAATGCTTGCTCAAACACAGACCAGTGGTTGTGCTTGATACAATACTTCAGAAGACCAGCAACATTAGGATTGTCCTGATTGTTGGGGTTGCTCACTCTCGCTACGTACCCCATCGTCTTCTCCGCTTCTGGAGTTACTTGCACTAGGCGCACCGACCCATGTTGTTGCTTCATTCTTAAATCCTTTGCTCATTCGTTCACGTTTTGCTGCGAGATCTTTCTTGGCAGTGAAGAGTGCTTTCTTCATGTACCAGATCTCTTCACTAGTATACAGCATCGGGTTCTGTTCCGCAAGCTTAATCGCTTTCTTTGCTGCTTTGATAGTATCCTTGTATCTCATTAAAGATTTACCTCCTGTAGGTATTGTTGGAATGCTTTTTCACATCCTTCGATGGTTGGATTGCCTTGACTTACCCAGTCATGGCAGAACTCATACAGGTGCTTGGTAGTTTTGAGCTTGAAATACTTTTTCAAGTGTAGAAATACTTCTGCGCGAAGAGCCATACGCTCCTCACTGTATCTCCAATCAGTCTGGATATCCATCGTCGTCTCCGTCTTCATATTTGAATCCAAAATGAGGACCACCTTGCTGCAATTGAATCTTGTAAGCATCGGTGTCAGAATAAACCTCACTCTCCAATGCATCCACCAGAGACTTGAGATTTTTGACGATGAGTTTTAGTTTCTCTTTGTCCATGTATTTATTCTAACATGTGTGCATATTATAGCATAAAAAAAGAGGGGTATCAACCCCTCCTGTTATAAGTTGGTTCAACTTCTAAGAGTTGATTAAAGTATTCACGCAAGTGTATTCGATAGCAGGACCAGTATGTTACTCCTCTATATTTGAGTTGATAACAACTGGGTGGTCTGCTATCACTATCCATATCTTTTGAATGATACCGATAGTTCTCCATATCACTTGTTATAAGTGTGACCGCGATAGCAGAAAGTGCCATGAATTTCTTCTGCGCCTTGCTTACACTCATACTTGACACCACGATAGGATGTCATAGCAATTTGAGCATCGTGAAGTGCGTTAGCCTTTTGGATCTGCTTCTTGATGAGAGTTAGGGTGTTCATTGTAGGTTCTCCTGAAAGAGTAGGGTGATTAGTCCCCGTTCCTTCAGTCGTTTGCGTCCTTGCTATCAAAACAATGAGGATCTGTATGATTCATCCAGTGGATGAGAAGATCAGATTTCTCAAAGGGAGTGAAAAGAGTTGTCTCTTCCAATCCTTGCTTCAACCATTCATAGTCTTCACACCTAAGGAAATCCCCAGGTGGGACATGACTAAAAAAGATGAGTGCTAATGAAAGCATAGGATGAACGCTCCGTTCCGCGACTTACTTGCGTCCCGCCCGAGAGCGGGATGAACGTATGGTTATTATACCATACTATGTATGCTTTGACAACTGTAATGGTTGATACAGTTTAATTTCCTGAAACGTAAAATGACTGTCCTCTGGCGCGGCAAACTCTAGCAACAGATGCATCGTATCTACCTGTTGATAATACTTCCTTGGCAAAATCAAATGCTTCTTGATATTTTAAAAATCGAAACACTTCGTCATATGTCTTTGCAGCTTCCAAAGATCCATCATCAAGTCTATCTTTCATGACTTGATACTGTGTTCCTGTTTTTGCTTGCCCTGGTTCCCACTCTCTAAATTGAATGGACCACATGCCCTTAGGATTTGTAATCATTTTTTCTTCTTTTTTGGATCTTGCCAGAGTTTAGGATTAGTTCTTCCCTCTGATTGTTTCAAACTAATTACATTGCGATATTTATCCCAGTAGTAATCAAAAATTTCTACTCGTTTAGATGATACCGCAATGTCATAACACACTTTGTTTCCATCATCATACTCTACAAGATAAGCAGTATGAGGTAAAGACCTATCGTTTGCTAACTCTGGATCACAATTATGATGGATTATATTCAAGAGCGACCACCCCACTGAATAGATGGGAATGCTTCTTCCACACACTGCTTGGTGATCTTCCAACGCTTGCCAAGAGACTTATCTTTCATCAGACACAGCACCTCTGCTTCACCCTGGTGGAGACCCTCTAGCAGTTGAATGAAGAGGGTTTCACGACGAGACTGAGAGATATTTGCTCCACCTTTGAAGAAGAGATAGAGTTTACGATACTCATGAAGAAGTTTCGTATGCTCTGTATCTTCTGGAGCTTCATTTGGAGTGTAAGGGACTTTACCTTCTGGAAGCATTGATACAACACTCTCATCAAAGTTTGCAATCAGGATCTGCCTGAGTGCTGGAGTGTTATATTCCTGCAGAAGTTTAACCTTTTGTGCCTTTGTCTTAGCGTTGCTTACTTTTTGCAGCACTTCATTGAGTAATAATTGCATAACCTAAATGATGTCGTAAGTGTATTTAGTCGTCGTAATCATCGTCATCTTCGTCAACGAAACGAACTGACAATAGTTCTTCGTTGATCCATTGACCTTCTCCATCTAGCATCTCTGGATGAATGTTTTCCTCCTGTGCTTTTCCATACATAAACTCGTGGAGTTTTTCATTCGCTGTCCATCCAGCAATCACACCAACGCAGAGAAAAATAAACGAAACGGTTGCTGAAAAATATAGGACTGTTGCTTGTGCCATGGTTCAACTCCTGAACTAATTTTCTTTCCTGTCCCACCACAGTTCCAAGTTGAAGTAGACTCTTCGCTTTAGGAGGGTAAAAAACTTGGTGATAGCGAAACCTTTTCCCTTAGGAGCAGGTTCCTCTTCTGCTTCCTTCTTTTTCGCCCCCCTAAGCATGAGCTCTATGCCTCTATTTATTTTAAAATCTTTCATTTTTTTCTGGAGGATACTATTCCTTTTTGAAGGAACAATTTTGCTGTTTCAACCAGACCACCAACCTTCTCTCCATCAATAATAACATATGGAAATCCAGTTGCATCTGGGAAGTCTTGTTTGAACTGGTCTTGTGTGTAGTCACCACCAACCACAATTGCTTCGTAATCTACTTCAGCTCTCTTGAATAGTTCTTTAAGTTGATCACAATAAAAACATCCAGGTGAAGTATAAGCCTTAATTTGCATAATGGATCCATCCAGTGATAATAATTTTTTCTTCTTTTGGTGCGGGTATTCCTCTATGTGTATGTGTCCAATCTGGTGGCCAGATTAAAGTCAATCCTTTCTGAGGTTTTACTTTTAATTTTTGATAATAAAACTCAGTTTCTCCTCCTTCAGTAGTGACATCATTGAGATAAGTCATAAAGACAAAATGTCTACTAAGATTTAATGGATCTAAATTATTTCTTTCACAATGAAATTGTTTATATCCACCATTTTTAGGATACCACTGAATATTATATCCTTCTCTAGTTCCTAGACGGGAATTTGGATAAGCATACTGATACTTGTCACAGTAAAGATTTGAAACTGCCATTAAATGTTCTCGATACTCAATAAATCCAGGGTGATTGCAATTATTATGTAATGTTAGATCTTTTGATTCTTTTACCGAAGTATCAATCAAACCATCTTCAAATCCTTTAATAGCCCCTTCTTGCTTTGATGCTTCTTTTGTAGTCTCAAAGCATTCTATCAATTGATCGCATACATCAGATGGAATAAACCATCCCCCTATAAAACTATCAAATGGTAGTTCACATTCTCTATAAGACATAAAAAAGAGGGTCTCTCGACCCCCAGTATATCACAGAGCGTTGCCTCTTGGCAATACTTCTTCAGGAAATACAAAGTTTTCATGTGGTTGATCCACTGGTGCCATCCAGGCACGGAGTCCTTCATTCAAAAGTATATTTTTTGTGTAAAAGGTCTCGAACTCTGGATCCTCTGCTGCTCTGATCTCTTGCGAAACAAAGTCATAAGCACGAAGGTTGAGAGCAAGACCAATAATACCGATGGAACTTGTCCAAAGACCCATAACAGGAACAAACAGCATAAAGAAGTGGAGCCAACGCTTATTGCTGAAGGCGATACCAAAGATCTGAGACCAGAAACGATTAGCCGTGACCATCGAGTAAGTCTCTTCTTCTTGAGTAGGCTCGAATGCCTTGAATGTATTTGATTGGTCACTGTCTTCAAAGAGTGTGTTCTCTACAGTAGCACCATGAATGGCACAGAGCAACGCACCTCCTAGGATACCTGCTACACCCATCATGTGGAACGGGTTGAGCGTCCAGTTGTGGAAGCCCTGTAGGAAGAGTAGGAAGCGGAAAATCGCTGCAACTCCAAACGACGGCGCAAAGAACCACGAGGACTGTCCGAGAGGATACATGAGAAAAACAGACACAAAGACAGCAATTGGACCAGAAAACGCGATTGCATTGTAAGGACGAATACCGACTAGACGTGCGATTTCAAACTGTCGAAGCATGAAACCTATGAGAGCGAAGGCACCGTGGAGCGCCACAAAAGGCCATAGTCCCCCAAGTTGGAGCCAGCGGACGAAATCTCCCTGAGCTTCTGGACCCCATAGAAGAAGTAGGGAATGTCCGAGAGCGTCAGCAGGAGTTGATACAGCAGCAGTAAGGAAATTACATCCCTCAAGATACGAAT